AACGCCCTTCGTAGTCCTTGTGGTAGCCGTGCTGGGAGCCGCTGGTGAAGGTCTGGTAGAAGGCGAGGCCGTCCGAGTACTGACTGCTCGTCCAATACCAACTGTTCAGGTCCATCTTGTCGCGCAGGTTGGCGTACAGCAGGGCGCTCTCAAAACGGGTTGGCATGTGGGCACCGTCGCCCAGGGAGGCCGCCCAGGCGTTGCCATCTGCCCAGTTAAGTTTGCCGCTGGGCTCCGCGTCCAATAGCACCAGGTGAGCGTCTGGTTGGCCGTCCTCGCCGCGCGACAGCCCGGCATAGATGCCCTTTACACCTGGCCATGAGCGGCCAATGGCGGGGACGATGAAGCGGCGCGGATCGCTGGCCGGCTGCTCTTCCGGCTCCGCGCCGGCCGCGGCGATCAGGGCTTCGAGCAGCTTGGATGAGCCGGGCGTCAGCCGCAACTCCACGGGGAAGACGATAGGATTTTGCATGGCTATGCTTGAAGAGTTAAAGGATTGAAGGACTGAAGGAATTCAAGCGATGTGAACCATGCGGACTGCTCGGCAACGCCCTCCGGTGAGCTTGTAGTTGACGTCCTGGCTGCCGTCGCCGAAGTCCTGGCAGTAGGCGAGGCTGTCCGAGTACTGCGTGCTGCTGAAGTACCAGGTCGCGTCAAAAGCTTCCGCACCGCCGCTCTGGAACGCGGCCACAGTGGTTTGTGCTGGCGAATCCTCGGTGTACAACTCACCCGGCGGTACGCTGCAGGGGTTGTCGCCGTCACGGAAGGTGCAGGCGTTTTCATCGGTGGTGGGCTTCAGATGGCGATAGCCCAAATCCAGCACGTCGCGGGCCGGCAGGCACCAGTCGGTAAAGCCATTGATTGCGAGCCCCAGCGCCCACTTGCCGGCGGGGCTACCGGCCTCCGCCATGGCCTGGGTGTTGGCTCGGCTGTCGCTGGTACTGCGGGTGCCGGACACGTTCTCGTAGCGGTCCAGCCACGCGGCCTTTGTCTCGCCCTCAGACTTGGGGGCCCAGACGACGGCAAAAACACTGGCGCCGACGCGAATCTGGCCGCCGTAGAAGCCGCCCTCCCAGGACTCGCCAATGGTGGCTGGCAACAAGGTGGCGGCAGAAGTAGCTTGGTTCATGGTGAAAATCTCCTTGGGGTTAAAAATCAGTTGCCCAGCAGCTCGGCGCGGAGCGCGTCGTACTTAAGTGACAGTTCGCGGCGTTCGTCCGGGTCGGGAACGGCGCCGATCAGGATGGCCGCGTCTTCCAGGGCCTGGACGGTCTTGGCCTTCAGCAATGCAGCGATCACATCGGCCTTGGTGCTGACCGGAGCGCCGTCGCCAGCGCTGCTGGCTGCTTGCTGCCCGGCCTGGGGCTGCTCTGGCGCTTCCGGCTCCGTGAAGGTCACGAAATCGCCGTCAATGGTGGCGCCGCGGCCTTCTTCCGCCGCCTGGGCGACTGCAATGGCGTTGGTCAGCTCGATGGATTTCGGCATGTACTTCAGCACCTGCAGGAGGGGAATCTTGCGGGCGTACATTTCCTGGTCGCGGTAGCTGTAATGGCTGGTGCCCACCTTGTTGTATTTGTTGCGATGGTTCCAGATTTTTTGCATCCGCCAGACCTCGATCACCGGCCAGCTGCTGCCGTTGACGCGGCCAACGGCATAGGTGTACAGCAGCTTGCTGGGATCGTCCTCAGTGCCGGGCCGGTGGCGCACGAAAGGAGAGTCGCCCAACGCATAGTCGAACTCATCACCCTCGAACACGGCGCCGGTCCAGACGGCTGAGCGCCCGCTGCGGTTGGCCAGGTCGGTGAGTCCCTTCCAGCCCGGCACGAAGGTGCAGGTCTTGCCGTAGGGCACCAGGAAGCCCTGACCATCGACGCCGATCTCCAGTCCCATGGTGGCCGCCGTCATGACCGAAGCAATGATGGTCTTGGGCTCGCACTGCTGCAGCTTTGGCGTGGTGCTGAACGCCGTCAACGCCAGGCGCGCCATGCGGTCGGCGCTGAGGTGCTTGGGGAGCGCCAGCGCCATCTGCGGTTTGAACTTGTCCATGAAGGCGCTGAAGGAGGCGACAGGGTTGCCGCCATCGTTGCGGCCGGTGGCAACCGCCTTGAGTTGTTGTGTCGTCATCTGCTTTACTCCTTGAAGTTGGCGAGCCGAAAATCAACATAGCGGCTGGCGGCGTGTTCCACGACGTAGGCCTTTTTGTTGATCAGCTTGCGCATGAAGGCTTTGCCGTCGGCGAACTTGATCGCGGCGGCGCTGCCCATTTCGGCCAACAGGTGGGCCTTGGCACCATCGAGGATTCCCTCGTATTTGTTGACCATGTCCGACGCCGTAGCGTAGACGGCGCGCCAGTGCTCATGCATGGCGGTGGCTTCGATGGTCGTGCCGTCGCTGCCCGGATACAGGCGCTTCAGGGTGTCGATCACGTCCTTGTGCTGGTAGTCAATGGGCGGCTTGACCTTGGGCAGCACGTAGCGGGTCCAGAATTCCGCGCAGCGCGCGCGCATGGCGGCAATGGTTTCGTCGTCGCGCTCCACGACGTAGGGTTTCAGCTCGTCGCCGATGAGGGCGAAAACACGGCAGACCTTGCGCCCGCGCACGCCGAGCCCGTGCTGGGCCTGGGCCACATAGTGGATGGGCAACTGGTCGGTGTCGTGTTCACCCCATTCCTTGGCTTTGAAGGGGTGCACCGTCTTGATTTCGATGTTTTCACCGTCCTCGGTCTCGGCATCGATCTCGGCGGCCAGGAAGTCGAACTCATGGTCGATGTAGCGCTGGTTGGCGCTGGCGATCTTGAGTCCGAAGTCCTCGCGGATCATGTCCAGGATGTAGGGCTCCAGGCGCGTGCCGCGGCGCTTGGCGGCGGCGTTGTGGCCGTTCTCCACCGGTGGGGTGGTTTTGTCGATCCACAGGTCCAGCGCGGAGCGCCAGGGGCTGATGCCCAGGATCGCGGCGACATCACTGCCACCAATGAACTTGCGGCGATCCGGCGCGGCAATGGCTTGCGCCTCGGGTTTGGTCAGGGCGTTCATGGAATTTCCTTGTAGGTGCGGCACTCGCGGTTGGCGCGGCGCAGCTCAAGTTCGGGGCTCGGGCAGAAGATGTCGAAGAGGCTGTCAAGCCAGGCCAGGAGGCGTGCCATCACCGGCCCCAGACCATGATGGCCACGCATGCGACGATGCACAGCACGCTGGCGCCAATGACCAGGCGGTCCTGCCAGTCGTAGGGGCGGTTAGGGTCGTCGCGGGTCATGCGGCACCGCCTTCAGCTTTGGCCAACGCCTCGGCAGCGCGATCCCAGCCAATGAATCGCATCAGCTCGCCCCAATCGCCATCGCTATTGCTGTAGCGCAGGCCCTCGAAGCAGAGTTCGACCAGCGTTCCACTGCGTTCGATGCGGGCGATGCCGGCAACGATCATGCGCAGCACCAAGTGCATTGCTGGTGCCGAGGCGATGAGCTTTAGGTTTGACGGGGCGATGGACTCGGCGATCAGGTGACCGCCATAGAACTCGACGGCATCGCCGCCATTGATGCCGTTCTCGATGGGCGTGTCGCTGACCACACTGGCGCAGGCGTTGCCGGGCCTCCACGGCCCTGGGGTATGGCTGCTCATTCCGTCACCGCCATTTCCGCCCACTTCTCCGCCATGCGAACCACCAGGCGCAGCGCCTCCGCGTTGCCGGCGTCGGCTTGGCGCGCGAGGAAGCCCAGCACGTCATCCGTGCATGGTCCCTCCGGATAGTCCAGGCTCTCGGCCATGACCTCGCCGATGGTTGGGTGACGGCGCATCTGGATGCCGTCGCGCCATTCCGTGCGGTAGGGCGCGAACGACGCGACGTTGTTCATTTCGCCGATGGCGGCGGCGCGCAGGAAATCACCGCGCAAGCAGGCCTCGGCGCGCCGGAGCTGGAGTTGTTGCTCATCCACAGCGTCGAAGAACCGCTCGGCGTCGCGGACCGGGTTGGCGCTGTAGGCGACGGCGCTCATGCTGCAACCGCCTCTTCCTGGGCAACGGAACCCAGTTCCAAAGGACTGAAGGACTGAAGCGGAAATCTGCGGACTGCTCGGCAACGCCCTTCGGTGTTCTTGTAGCCGTCGCCCTGGTAGCCGTCGTTGAAGTCCTGGCAGTAGGCGTCGCCGTCCGAGTACTGCGTCAGCAGCCAGTGCCATTCCGCGCTGAATTTGTCCTTGAGATTGGCGAAGAGCAGGGCGCCCTCGGCCTTGGTGGGCAGGCGGGCCCCATCGCCGAGGCCAGCAGCCCAGTCACGGCCGGCGGTCCAGCGCAGGCGCTTGGAGGGCTGCTTGTCCAGCAGCACCAGGTGGCCGGGCGCGCCGCCTTCGAGGTCACCGGCGATGCCGGCATAGTGGCCCTTGAGGGCGGGAATGTAGTCGCCGATGGCGAGGGTTGCGGGCAAGGGGATCGACATGTTTTGCTCCAGGTTTGTGATCGACTGAAGCAAAGTCTAGCATAAAACTAGATAAAACAAGCAAAAAGCTAGAATTTGGGCAAAATAAAACTACGTATCTGAGTACGTAGTGTTGATTTTTGGCTGTTCGCTTTGCGACAGCCCTCTATTTGGGGGTGGGCTTATATTTTGCGGAAAGAGAGCTATAGAGGAAATTCGCGTCGTATACGAAAACCCCATTGTCTGGGCGCCCGTTGAAGCAAATGATCGTGTTTGTAGTGCTGGGCCTGCCGACTATCTGCGTATTGCCACCAGAGGTGGTAGTCCGCACATTGCTGTTTACGGTATTTCCATTGATCGTGGCTGTGCCATAACTATTGGACTGCACAGGAGTTGTGAATGCGGCATAGGCAGTTCTTGATTGCGAGTCAACGATTGCGAAATGCGTGAAACCAGCATTGAGCGTTACCTCTGCGCTGCGCAGCAAAGTCATCTCTTCTGCGCGGTCCTGATGGGTATACCCATTCCCCTTGAAAGATACCCGGAAGACATTTTTATCGAGTTGCGTCTCTGAGAACCCGCCGGAAAACCCTTCGGGTTGGTAGCTTGTGGCGCAACCGGCGAGTGTTGCGACGAGAATGAAGATCGCTGGCCTCATTTGAATCCCCCCTATTGTTGATGTGCTAACTCCTGCAAGAAACCGGCTGCATCATTGGGTGATTTATACAGTTGCGCGGGTATGCCCAGGGCTTTGGCGTAGGCCAGCGTGCGCTCCCGCACCAGCAGTGTCGCATTGGACTTGCCCGCATAGCCACTGGCCAAGTCCAAACTCTGGGTGTTGATGCACAGTGCGACGCGTGCCGCCGGATTCATCTTGCGGATCAATTCCAGGTCTGTCAGCCGCGCGCTGCATTCGGTGGCGATCTCGGCGCGCGCATTCGGCAACGGCAGACTGCAAAACTGGGCATAGCGACCGTGGTACTGAAAATGCACGCGCATCTGCGAGCTGCCAATGGAAAAGAACTGCTCTCGCTTCATGGCCAGGGCGGCCAGCTTCTTGTCCACGCTGCGGATTTGCTGGCGCACATCACGCACAAAGCCAAGAGTCTTGGCGGCGACGTGCGCGGGATCAACTTTGGGCCGGAGATCGGGCATATATCCCAGTAGAGTGCACAGCCGTGTGGCGCGCACCGTCACCTCCGTTTCGTCCCGGCCACTGATGGGCTCGATGCGGCCGATGGACATGGAAGCAAAAGGAGAGCGCAGGTCTTCGATGATGCCGCCGGCGCTCAGCGTCTTCGAGAAAAACTCAAAGGCGAATTGGATGATGCCACTGGCGGATTCCGATTTTCCAACCGAGATGAACTCCAGCAGCCGTTGGTGGTGGAGGGTGACATGGGCAGTGGCCGGTCTGTCATTGAGGGCCAGCAGAAAGCCTGCCACCAGGCGCTCGCCCCGTTTCCCCAACGGCTCCCAAAAAACAGGCGCAAACTCGCCTCGCACCAAGGCGATGCCCTGGGGAGGCGGTGTCACGGCTGTTTTGGTTGAGTCCATTGCAAGGTGGCTGCGTTGTTTTGACCGATTCTCTCAGAGATCATTTGCTGCAACATGCGCAGCCGGCGTGCCAGCAGTTCCAGTAACGCGGCCGTGCGCGTCCAGATCGCCTGAATCTCGGGGTTTGCATGCCGCCACTTCGCCGCGGTGGCCGCCATCGCTGAGAGAGCCTTTTGCT